TGTTTAGAAACTGCACCAATCTCTGTAGATTGTTGTATGTCTCTGTGTTAGGTTCAAACGCAATATATTTTGCACCACTAGAAACAACACCCATCATTCTGCCACCCCAACCTGCACAAGGATCTAAAACAACATTTGGTTTATGATTCATGCATAACAATTTTGCCATCTGTGGTCTATACATCGTACTCTTTGTTAGACCACAGCAAAAATATATGCCACGTTTTAATTCAGAAAGATATGGTGTGCTGTGACTTTTTCTATTCCAAGCAAGAATTTTTTTTAGATTCTCTTTTGTCCAACTATTTGAGAAACTTCTTCCTTTATTATCTTCTATTTCATAGAAGTTTGGAAAAAAATGTTCACACAATTTCATTCCAATTCTGGAAGTAGAATTGATATTGGTTTCAAATGATTTCCATTTCTTCAAATCATTCCAGTCTTTATTCAACTTATCATCTGAGTAATATGTTTTATAATCTACGGATTGAATTGATTCTGCAAGATCATCAACTATAGAATGAAATTCCACATCTGTTAAATTTCTTGTACTAAATCTAACATTAAGATATTTTTCTAACTGAACCAAAGTTCCAATCCTTTTTTAATTGTTCCATCTCTTTTTTCTTTCTTGTCTCTCCATTCGGAGATATCATAAACAAAGTCTAATAAAAAAAACTTATTGAAATTTCCCATAAAAAAGTAATCATCATTTTTTATTTTTTCACCGCCTTGTTGATGTCTAAAAAGTGGAAAATCTTCGGTTTCCATGTAGTCTATAAAATCTTCTCTTGTGAAGAATACCATTTTAGACTTTGAGTAATCATAATTTATTCCAAGAAAAATTAATCTTTCCCAATCTTTTTTCATTGAGATATGATTTAATGCAAATCTATTTTGGATTGCTTTTTGTGCAAGACTTAATTTAACTTCTGTTTTGTATCCGTCTATCATAAAATCTTGTCCTGCAATCACTCTAGGTCTTACATCATGATTCAAATTTCTCATGTGCTTCGCGGCTATCTTTTCTCCTAAAATTCCTTTGTTATGATTAGAAATTTCATAATATTTTTCAAACAATGTTCCTTTCCACGCATTAGTGGACTTTTCATTCATGAATGCACTAAACTGACCATCTTGAAAAAGTTCTTCAATTGGTATCATTTGAATTCCACATCAGCCATAATCTGTGTCAGACATGCCACCAGATTGATTTCTTGATCAGCCACGAATGCTTGCTTGTACTGATAGTCAGCAAGAATGATCACGGCTTGTGGTATGCTCTGAGGCTTTACCACATCATACAGTGCATCATACAACTTACGAAAGAATGTTGTGCTATCAACATCAGTCGTGGCTGCCCACTTGCGAACGGATGCAAAGTCTTTTTCTTTCAGATGTTTGACAATCTGTGAGATAGAAATGTCACCAATCTGAGAAAGAATACCTACATCAATCTTGCCGAGTTTGGAATAGCGTTGCAGTTCATTGATGACACGACGGAAATCTGGAAAGTGCTTCTTGACTACTTCAGCAATTACCTTTTCATCGTATTCAACCTTTTCTGTATCAAGTATCTGTGTTGTGCGTTTGAAGAAAGCAGCAGCCATTTTTTGCTTCTCACCGTTCTTCATGCCGAATTCAACAACAGCACAGCGACTATGAAGTGGATCAATGATCTTGCTTTTGTAGTTACACGTAAAAATGAATGAACAGTTTATTGCAAACTCTTCAATTGCATTACGTAGTGCTGGCTGAGTTGAGTTTGGATTTAGATAGTCTGCTTCGTCAATAATGATGACCTTACGGCCACCAGTCAATGACATTGATGAAGCATAGTTTTTGATTTTGACTCTGAATGTATCAATACCCGATTCATCAGAACCATTGATTACCATGAAGTCGCAACCGATCTCGTTGCACATGGCTTTGGCGATTGTCGTCTTGCCTACGCCCGCTCCACCAGCCAGAAGAAGATTTGGTATCTGCTTCTGGTTCACATACTCTTGAAACACTGCTTTCAAGCGTTCTGGTAAGATACAGTCCTCGACTGTTTGCGGGCGATACTTTTCTGTCCACAGAAGATGTTCCATGGTTTCCTTTCACATAAATCATAATATAAAATAAAATTAAGCGTTGTTCAATGCTGCTGTAACTTCAAGTAAACTTTCTTTGACACGCCAATCAACATTGTTTACACCATAGATGACTGTGTATCGTTGAAGTTTTGCATTTTCATCGGGATCAATAATCTCAAATACTGATGCCACGATTTCGGCATTGATGAAGATAGAATCGCCATCAAATGCTTGTGATGCGTTTGTAAATGGAACTAACTTTGCCATATTATCCCTTTTGATATGTTGAACCAGTTTCGGTTGCAATCCAATACTGGAGATTTAGTGTTTTGTGTTTGAAGTTTGAGATACCTTTAGAAGAAATCTTGACATCATAACTACCAGAAATTACTTTCAAATTTTCTAGTTTGAAAATGATTTTGTATGTGTCGCCATTTCCTTTAGCAACTTCAAGTGAGTCCGTGTGTGCAGCATCATTTGTAGGATCAAATGCGGTGATAAAGATTTTTTCTCCATCAGATTCGACTGCAAGATTTGGTGATGAAAGAACACCAGCTGCTTTCAATGCCCAATCAAAATCTTCCTGCTTTAACTCAAATGAGATTTCGCAGTCGGGCATTGTGATTGGCTTGTCAGATGCAGTGACAATCATTCCAGGCATGCAGAAACGATACTTGATCTTACTACGACCCTGTAGTCCAGAAATAATTACACTGTTATCTTGAAAGTCAAGAACTGGATCTTCTTTGTGTAGTGAAAGAACTGAAAGAAAGTTGTTGAGGTCGTACACGCCGAACTCGGTAGGAAACTCTTCACCGACAGTTGCTTCTGCCATTACAGTCTTTTGTGCAGATACGGTACGGAGTGTCTTACCTTTCTTGAAAAGAATACCCTGATTGATTGAAGCAAAGTTCTTCAAAAGAGTGATTGTGTCATTAGATAGTTTCATAATTTATTTCCTCGTCAAGTCATGATTATGTAAAGCCATTATAGCATAGTGAACGACTTTCATCAAGTCATCACGATTGTAGCCATTCTTTTTACCATAACGCTGTGCATACTTCATAATATTTCCAATAAAGAATCCTTCACCGTGCCCACAGTCTATAATGAATTCTGAAGTTTGGAATTTGTTTAGTGAATAGTGTTGACCGTATGTCTTGTCGATGTATTTTTTTACTTCTTCAAGAATACGGTCCTCACTATATTTGTAATCAATCAAAGTCTACCAGTATACTGAGCAACAGCGGGCATGTTGCCAGTAAATGCGTATGTACCAATGTGTTGAGTTTTCATCCATGGGCACAGATAAACTTGACCACCTATCTTGCGCCACATCTGACAGAACATGTAATCCTCTGACAGATAACGATCAGAACCACCACCCACACATGAATCAGTAGTATCAATTACAGTATCAAAGTATGCGTGAATGTAACGTGAACCGTCAAAGTGTGCTTGACCAATATGATCAGGCTTATAACGAATGAAAGGATACGCCTCTTTCATCTTATCAAACACTCCACGTTTGATCATCATGTGACCTGTACCAATCTCCATAACTTCTAGAGGTTCTGATACTTGGAATTGTTGTGTGCCTTTTACTACGTTGAACACATATTCACCAACAAGATTCTCAAGTTCTTTTGGATTCAAATCAGGATGTTTACGTGCTGTCTCAGCAATGTTACCCCAATTGATTGACTTCTTAGGATAAGGACCACCGATAACATCTTTATCAAGTGCCATCAATGCAATAATATCATTTGGATCAAAATGAATATCGGAGTCAATGAACATCATGTGTGTAAAATCTGTACGCAGAAATTCATCTACCAGATAATTACGAGCACGTGTGATTAGGGATTCGTTGAAGAGAAAGGAGAATTTTGTTTCGATACCATAACGTATCATGATGGTTTGCAAGTCAAGACATGACTTCATGTACAAACCGTGGTTCATGCCACCATACATTGGTGTAGCAACGAACAGTTTATTTTTTCTTAGTTGTTCAAGGTTAACTTGTAGTTGCATAATCTATCCATAAAAAAGAGTGAAAACACATACAAATATATATGCTTTCACTCTGCTGATTTTTAGCCTTTTTTAGGCAAATGCTTGTCCGCCAAGCAAAGCGTGTGCTGCTGCTACCATTGCCTTGCTAGGTTTACCTAGACGATAGACAGTGATTGTACGACCGTCGTTTAGGGTTTTCTTGTTAGTATAGATGCAGTGACCTTCAGCACGTAGTTCTTCAATACGTGCACCAACATTTGTAATACCGAAACGTGAACGAATCTGAGCAGCAGTCAATGTGTTGTAGCCAGAATCTTTAGAAAGATAGTTGAGGATTTTCTGTTTAGCAGACATTCAATTTACTCCATAAAAAATTAGTGTCAACACTCCCTCTGGTAAAGGTGAAAGATTACCTTAGAATGGAATCTCTTCACCTTCAGTTGCGGTAGACTTCTCTTCATGTGGAGGTGCGACAGTAGGATCAACACCAGCATCAACTTTGGTATACAAGTCAAAGAAGGTAGCCTTAGTATCGGCATCAAAACGATTCAAGCAATACTCAATCGCTTTCTTTTTATCATTGTAGATACCGAAAGTTTTGACAATGTGTACCAGACGGCGTGTGGAGATAACTTCATCACAGCCACCATCGGCAAATGTAGTACGAATTGCATTCGCCCATGTCACAAGATTCTTGGCAAATGATGCATCAGGACGACCAACTGCATCAAGTTCTTTGCCGATAATCTTTTCTTCAATCTTAGCCGGCGGCCAATCTTGTTCCATAGTGTTAGGAAAACGCTCAAGAAACGCTTCGTTCAACACGTTGGTAAACATATAACGACCATCTTCAGAGCCTTTACCCTTGGTATTAGCAGTAGCAAAGACAGTGAAACCAGGTGCAGGTGTAACCAGTTCATTCTTTTTCTTCAGCAAGAATGGTTTACCTTCAAGTACACGTTGGAGACAGGAAAGATTCTGAGCACCGTAATCAATCTCATCAATACAGAGTACAGCACCCTGACGGGCTGCAACCGTGACAGGACCATCACGCCATTCCATCTGACCGTTGATCAGAACATAGTTACCAAGAAGATCGCCTTCGTCGGTGTCAGGTGTCATTGATACGCAAACAAATTTGCGTTTTGCTTTGGCACAAGCCTGTTCAATTGACATTGTTTTACCATTACCAGATTGACCAGTAATGAACACAGGGAAGAATTGACTAGATTGTACGATTGACAACACATCTTCAAAGTTGCCAAAAGGTACATAGTTTTTGTATTGAGTTGGAATCAGATTCTCAATTTCAAGATCAGTTGTCACATTAGCAATACGATTGCCAGCAACAGGAGCAGCAGGTTTTGCCATGGGTATTACTTGTGCGACCATATTGATTGGCTCTGGTGCTTCATTGGAGACACCAGGAACACGGAACACACCACGCTTGATACGATATGATTCATCTTTGGTGAACCACTGCGGCCACTTCAGGCCAGTTTGTTCCACGATATCACGAATATCATCGGTGGTAACTTGAGTCTTACCAGTTGCCAGAATAGCATCAATAAATGCTTGGCGTTTTTCAGCACGTGTTGCCATAATATAAATTCTCCATCACTGTAGGAACTATCATTATAAAAGAGAACCACCACTTTGTCAAGTAGTGGTCCATTATCAAACTGCTATCATACCGATGAAACGTGATACCAACACACGGTTGACTTGGCGATTCTTGGTGTACTTAGAAAACGCTTTAGTCAAAGATGCCGTAGTAACTTTTTCTGGTGCTTCAAATTCTTCATCATCAACACCGAGTTCATTACCGCCAGGTAGAATAAAGAATGATTCATAACCATCATTCTTTGATTCAAGATACTTTTCTTTCTTTAGTATCTTTTGGTATTTACTCATCACATCAAACAATTCATACCGTTTGTTTGCATCATCACGCAACGGGTTAATTTCATCATTATACAAACGACGGCGTAGTGCACCCTTGACTTGACTGTGTGGTGCAAGATAGAAACCAATAATCTTTACACCAGTTGTCTTAGACAACCATTTAGCCACAGCAATTCGTACACCATCTTCAATAGCGGGCACTTCTTGTTGTACTTTATTTTTCTTATCTACAAGAAAAACATTTTGATACCTGGGACCAAAGAATTCACGGCGTTGAGTTGAATCGTAATAATTACGAACTTCATCAGCATCACCATCATGTACCACACACAGATTCACGATATCAAGATTGTTCACTTGACGGAACTCATTGATCAATGGTTGACAAGCAACCAATGCCTCAGACAATGGTGTGTTAGACAAACTATCGGATTGTGGACGATAGAAGTTTGTACCATGATATGAATATCTGTTACGACCTGAGTAGGAATCTTTGAGACAAAGAATATTTTTTACTGCTTTTGAAAATTCTGAGTTACTCATTTTAGAATTGATCATCTCACGCAGAAAGACATCCGACAAAGCCATATCTTTGTATGATTTACTAAAACATTCATATGAGTATTCATCAGTTCGGCCATTGGGAAAATCAATGTCACGAACGCCCTCAGAATTGCCGAAGCCGTAGGCAGTAAAAGGAATATTTACTTTACGGCAGAACATAGCCAGTATCAAAATCTGTTCATATGATGCCGCCAGATTCTCAAACATTGAGCCAGACTTATCAAGTAACAGAATTAAGCCATGTGATTTACCTTTCGGTACACGCATGACTTTTTTGAAGATAGCATCATCAATCTGATATTTGAAGATACGGCTAACGTCAATATCACCAGTGTCCGATGTTTTTGCTTTCGCAAACTTATCAGCCGCTTTACGCATCTCAAACTCTTTTGCCAACAGAGAAATGAATCGTTCGTTTTTACGACGGAACTCATTGTACAAATTGTTAGCAACTGTTTCATAGTCTTTACGCTGGTCGGAAAACTCAGCGGTCAGAAGTTCTTGTACACGTTTTGCTGGCGTGATAATTTTCTTCAGATTGGCTTGTGGTATGTTGACATACACATACTCACGTGCTTTCTTGTCAATCAAAGAAGATTCGTTGCGACGGAAGTTTTCATCAGTCTCACACCGTGGCTCAACATCATCACGTGTATTCTGTGATTCTTTGAAACGGTTGATGGCATCACCATCTTCACCATCTTCATTGTCGCCATTTTCTTGTGCATCGCCACTTGATGATTGTGATTCTTTTTCTTGATCACCACCATCACCCTTATCACTTGCCTTAGACTCATTGTTACCTTTTGCTTGAGTCTCAGCATCACCCTCATTGGCACCAGTTTCTTGTTGACCATCAGCATCTTCATCACTGAAGCCGAAACTATCTTGCGGCATGTTGGTTTGTGATTGTTCTTGTTTAGAGTAATCCCAAATCTCATCTGTAACTTTGAGAACATCTTCCCAAGTTTCGCAGGCTTGAACACGGTCAACAAAGTCCTGTTCTTTTGCATTGAATGCAATCTGCATTGTATAACCAGATTTGGTATACATGTTCAAACGATCAATGAATGGGAATGTATTGACTTCACGATCACCGATACCAAAGAAGTCACGCTTCATCAACTCATTGAAGCCGTTGATGAATGATCGACGCAGACCGGGATAACGGCGTTTCTGGCGTTTCTCAATACGTGCATCTTCAACCACATTGAGAAAGCCTTTGTAATTTGCACCACGATCATGTACTGCACCGTGCCAACCATCAGCAGGTGTATCAATAGCGTGACCAACTTCATGACCCATCAGCAAGTCATAAAGATCGCCAGACATTTCTGACCAGATTGGGCAAGTTAGAATACGATTTTTGGGATCAAACGATGCTGTATTTGTTTTAGCATGTTGAACTGTGAGATTCTCGGTCGCCATCAGTTTGGCAAGACCAGATTTTTGATTTTGAATGTTGCTCATTTGATATTCCTATCAATTACTGAACATACATTGTATCAAGCATGACGATATTTGTCAAGTCTAGTGCTTCAAACACTATTTCAATGCCATATGTATCTATTGCATTTTTGACATCAAGCAAAGCAAATTGGTAATTTGTTTCATTTTCGTCAACAAAGTCTTGTAATTCTGACATCATCATCTCCTGTTAATCACTATATGGTAATAATAACAGAGATGGACGCAATTGTCAAGACTTGAAATTAGTTACCAATTTCATACCATATTCATTTGTACCAGTTGGTATTGTGATGTTCTTTTTATAACGCAGTTCATTCTTCTTGAACGGTGAATAATCAACATAATGATGCCAGCGTTTGTATCTCCATACCATTCGTGCTACATCTGGATGCATACGTACCAGCATTTCTGATTTGTTTCTGGTACCTTCAGCATTGACACCATCTACCCAATGATTCTTTTCAACACCTTCTTTGTGATAGAACTCTTCTGTATTACCACCCTTGACAGTTTGTGTCGCTGCTTTGCCTTGAAGAAATGCATTAAATTGAATGGTGCAGTCACCATCTTTCAATACACGCAGACAGATATCAGTATCTTCATTATATCTACCACGCCAACGGTGCTTGCAATTATTATCAATCAATAGTGTAGAATAGATTCGTGTATTCTTTACATATGGTGGATAACTTTGATTTGGTGCAATGAAGAAACGATACTGAAAGCCAGAGATTGGCACATTTTCAAATCTATCAATGAAATCTTCTGCTGCTTTGAAGATGCAGCCAGACTCTACACGAATACGATAGTTGTTATGCAAGCGGTAGAAGTCTGCGATATTATCATCAAGCACCCAATGTTTCTCTGCACCGATAGAGATAGAATGATCCCATGCAAAGTTCCTTGCACGACCAGGACCATCACCATGATTACTGAACGGTGCGACAATCAATGTTACATAGTCACGAATGCCGAACTTATCAAGTGCATCCTCATATGGCTTTTTATCTTGTGGTTCAATTACAATGTAGTGTGGTACTCTCATGCGTGACAATGATCGTGAGGTGATCATTGTGTCTGAACGACCTTTAGAAACGATATAAACTGGATGTGTTGGATTGGTCATTTCTTTTCCATACTATAGGTTTGTTATTCCATATTCCACATTTGACATTCTCATATTGTTTTGCCATCAAATGTTGATTGAACATTTTACTAACTTTGTCTTGACTTACTATTGTACCATAGACATCATACTTTGTAAAGTGTCCCATTCCCCATGTGTTGAATGAGTTTGCTACAATCATATGTTTTGGATTCAGTGTTTTAATTATATCATCAACATGTTCAATTGGATTATAAATGTGCTCAAAGTATTCTGAAGCCCATAGAATATCAACCGATTCTTCAATGTCATGAATAGATTCAACAAGATTGAAATCAAATCTTTGCGCCATTATCTCACATAACTTCCATTGTTTGGTGCCTTTGAGATTTATGGCATAGACTTTTGCTTCAGGAAATATTTGCTTCAGTAAGCATGTACTATAACTTATTCCACAACCGATGTCAACGATTACTTTGGCATCTTTGAGTTCCTGAAAGTGTGATGACTTGATTATACGTTTGATATAATCTCTGCTATAGGTAACAAAACAATTGAAGATATCTATAAAATAGTAATCGTGATTGTACACCTCATAAATGTTTCTTTCATGCTCATGTTCCAGATCATCATACCATTTTATTGACAGTTCTTGGAAAATCTTATCTGTTTTTCTTAGTGCTCTACACTCTTCAGCGTCTATATCAAATAAACTGCCATAGTCTTGTAGAAAATATTCAAACAGAACCTGAGGCTTTTCTTTCAGAAAATCCATTTCACTCTTCAATCCATCTCTTGAGTGAGTTTTCATCACGCTCTAGTTTTGGATACCAGATAGACTTTGTTTTCATAGTGAGATTCTGATCAACCAATTTGGCAAATGCATCATAATCTTCTTGATTGCGGAAATGTAGATAAATTGTCTTGAATGTTTTCTTGTCGTTCTGGACGAACTCTGGCATAC